CGACGAAAATTCTCGGCAAATCTGCCGGCGACCTGTTGCCGTTGCTGTCCGAAGGGTCGGACAAACTGCGCGAAATGGTCAAGGCCGGATCGGACTTGTCGCCCGGCATCGAATCACTCGCAAAGAATTCCGACGCATTCAACGACGAACTCGCGATCACGAACGGGCTGATTTCCGCCGGCGCTGGTGCGATCGTCGACGAAATGCTCCCGGCGCTGACGAAATGGTTGCAGATCATCAACGGCACCCGTCCGCCGTCCGAGTTCGCCGCCGACCTGTTTGATGAAGTCCTCGACGCGACTCAAAAGCTCAACGAACTGAAAGCGCAACAAGCCGAGGGCGGGATTCTCGGCATGTTCGTCACCGACAACGACATCGCGATCCGCGAACGCTACATCGAGCAAACGAAAGCCCGATTGAACAAGGCGATCGCAGAAAACGACCGGGCGATTGCATCCGCCGCCGCGCGTTTCGATGCCGCGATCAAAAAGCCGGAAAAGGGCGCCGTCCAAGCGATCTTGAACCCGACGACCGGCGGGGCGAAAAAGCCGGACGACAAGACGTTCGAGAATTATCAACGCGACGTCGCCGCGGTCGTTTCCGAGATCGACAACCTCAACGCCGGCGAGCAAAGCAATATCGAAAAACTGCAAGACAAGCTCGACGCGCTGACCCGCCTCGACCCGGTCTTGCGTGACTATCTGCAATCGACGCTTGACCTCGCCCGGGCGACCGACGTGTCGAACGCTTTTCAATCCGCACAAAACGCCGGGATCGACGCGCAGATCGAGGCGATGAACGAACTCGCCGACGCGGAAAAAGCCGCCGCCGAGGATCGCGATCGAACCTTTGCCGAAATGTCGGCATCGCTCCGCGCCGAAAACGAGGACTTGAACGTAGGCCTCATTGAAAGCGACAAGAAACGCATTCGCGCGCAGATTGACCTCGAATATCAACGCTCGATCGACCGCATCAACGGCTTGATGCTGGAAAACGAGCAAGCGCAGGAATTGATTGATCAGGAAACCGAGAATTACGAACTCCGGGTCAAGCAACTCGAAACGACCAAGTCGCTCGCGCAAGACCTCGGACTGACCTTCACGTCGGCTTTCGAGGACGCGATCGTCGGCGGGTCGAAGTTCTCCGACGTGTTGAAGTCTCTCGCGGACGACATCGAGCGCATTCTAGTCCGCCGCACGATCACCGAACCGCTAACCAAAGGCATCGACGGGTTGCTCTCCGGCAGCGGCGTCACCGACGGAATCGGGAAATGGTTTAGCAATCTATTCGGCGGCGGCAAGGCGTCCGGCGGTTACGTTGACCCGAGCAAGTTCTATCTCGTCGGCGAACAAGGCCCGGAACTGTTCTCGCCGAGCATGGCCGGAAACATCATCCCGAACGGCGCAGTCGGTGGCGCTGGCGCCGGCGGTGGTGGCGTGGTCGTCAACCTGATCGAAGCGCCCGGAAGCGGCGGTCAGGTCAACTCGTCGACCGACACGAACGGCATGACGACGATCGACATCATGGTCGAGCAAATCGAATCGAAGATGAATCGTAACATTTCACGCGGCACCGGTATCGCCCCGACGCTGGAAGGCATGTATGGGTTGAACCGCGCCGTCGGAGCATATCGCTAAATGGCAAACTTCCCGGCAACACTTCCCGCGCCGTCGATCGAGGGTTATTCGATTAACCCCGACAAGTCGTTCATTCGCACCGAAATGGACACCGGCCCCGCGCGTCAGCGTCAGATTTTTACCGCAGTTCCGACGACGGTTTCTTGCGGGTTCAAGTTCACCGCCGCGCAGATGACCGAATTCCGGTCGTTCTATATGACCGACGTCAACACCGGCGCGGATTGGTTCCGCATGAATCTCGACATCGGCGACGGCGAAACCGAGTATGACGTCCGCTTTGCCGAACCGTGGTCGGCTTCATATCTGCCCGGGGCGAATTGGTCAGTTTCCGCAAAACTTGAGGTCAGGTTCCAATAATGCCGGATAGCACTTTAAGCGCCGCAATCAAAGAAGCGTATGCAACCGCCCCGGCGGGCGAGGTTATTTTGCATACCCTCGAATTCCGTCATCAGAATTTCACGACACCGATCCGGGTCGTGCGGGATTTCAACGACCTCACCGCAACGCTGGAGTCGACTGCGCCGCTCAATCCGAGCGCAGCGGTCACGTTTATCGCCTTCAATTTCGAGTTTCAGCTTCCCGAGGTTCAACACTCGGCGGTACCGGAAATAATTATCTCGATCGACAACGTGTCGCCCGAGATCGAACAAAACCTCGCGATTGCCGTCGCCTCGCCGTATCCGATTTATGTGACCTATCGTCCGTTTCTGTCGACCGACCTGTCCGCCCCGCAAATGAATCCGCCGTTGACGCTGACCGTCACGCATATCGAGGCGACCGACTTTCGCGTCACCGCCCGGGCAACCTTCGGCGATATGTCGAACCGGCAGTTCCCGAATAAGGACTACACGGTCGCGGGCTTTCCGGGGCTTGGTCGATGAACCATTGGGCGACGGATTACATCGGCATCCCGTGGATCAACGGCGGTCAGGAATTGGACGGGTTCGATTGTTGGGGATTCGTCCGACATATCCAACTCGTTCACTACGGGCGGGAACTGCCGGCGGTCGATGTCGATGCGACCAAAACGCTCGCCGTCGTTCGCACGTTGACCAATCACCCGGAGCATGACCGCTGGACTCATGTCATGACGCCGGTCGATGGCGATTGCGTCGAAATGGGCAACGCGACGCATCCGTTTCACGTCGGAATTTGGGTCGATGTCGATGGCGGCGCGGTGTTGCATTGTGTTCAAGGCGCGGGCGTTGTGCTGTCGACCTTGCCGACCTTGCACCCGATTTGGGGAAAGATTGATTTTTGGCGTTTCAAGGGTGACTGACGGATGATCGCAAGCGTTGTATATATGAACTCGCCGTTCTCCCGTAACCGGGAGGTCAAGCACGTCCGTCGGTCTTGCCGCGTCCGCAAGATGGCGCCGAAAACGCAACAACCGTTCATTTGCCTATTCAACGGCGAGGCATTACTTCGCGCGGATTGGGATCGCAAGATCGGCGACGGCGACACGGTCGCTTTCGTCACGCTTCCGCAAGGCGGCGGCGGTGGATCGAACCCGCTTAAAATCGTTTTGATGATCGCCGTTTCGGTTGTCGCTCCGATGGTGGCCGGCCCGATCGCCGGCAGTCTCGGCATGGCGACGAGCGGGTTCGGTTTTCAGATTCTATCCGGCGCGATTGGTTTCGTCGGAAAGATGCTCGTCAATGCGCTGATCCCCGAACCGAAACCGCCGTCGGCGCATCAGTCTGCCGGGATCAATTCGCAGTCGGCATCGCCGACGTATAGCCTTTCCGCACAGGGTAACAAGGCCCGAATCGGCGAGCCGATCCCGGTCATGTATGGTCGTCACGTCATTTTTCCCGACTTCGCGGCCGAACCCTACACCGAATACGCCGGGAACGAGCAATATCTGTATCAGCTTTTTGCCGTCGGGCATGGTGAGTATTCGATCGAGTCGATCAAGATCGAGGACACCCCGATCGGGAGTTTTTCCGAAGTTCAATATGCGGTTTATGCCCCCGGGCAAGCGGTCGCCCTGTTCCCTGCCAACGTGACCGCATCCGCCGAGGTTGCCGGTCAGGAAATGCTTCAAAGTGTCGCGATCGGGCCGTTCGTCATCAATCAAGCTGGAACGACCGCGAACGCGCTGGCCGTCGACGTTGTTTGCCCGAAAGGTTTGTTTTACGCCAACGACGACGGCGGACTCGATGCGCGCTCGGTGACTTTCACCGTTCAAGCGCAGCAAGTGACCGACCTCGGCGTCCCGACCGGCGGGTGGTACACCCTCGGGACGCATACGATCACCGCCGCAACGGCAACGGCACAGCGTCGGTCATATTCTTATTCGGTCGCGTCTGGTCGCTGGCAAGTCAAGGTCACGCGCACCAGCGCGAAAGACACGTCCAGCCGCGCCGGGTCTGAAATTCAATGGGTATCGTGCCGCGCCTATATGCCCGGCGGGAATGTTTACGATTCGGTCACGACGCTCGCGATCAAGATGCGCGCGACGAACAATCTGTCGTCGACATCGAGTCGCAAAATCAACGTCATCGCGACGCGCAAATTGCCGATCTGGAACGGGACGACATGGTCGGCACCGACGGCGACGCGCTCGATCGCGTGGGCGCTGGCCGATATTCTCAAATCGTCATACGGCGGCGCGCTTGCCGATAGTCGGATCGACCTAGCCGGGTTACTCGCGCTTGATTCGACTTGGTCGTCCCGCGCGGACTATTTCGACGCGGTGTTCGACTCTCGACAGTCGATTTGGGAAGCGTTGACCATCGTCGCCCGGGCGGGTCGCGCCAAACCATACATGCAAGGCGGAATCGTTCGATTCTCCCGCGACGGCGCAGTCAGCGTACCGGTTGCCCTGTTCAACAAACGGAACATCGTCAAGGGTTCTCTCAAGATCGACTATTTGATCCCGAACGATGAAACGGTCGATGCGATCGAGGTCGCTTATCTGGACTCGACGACTTGGACGACGAAAACCGTTTCGTCGCAGCTTTCCGGCGAGACTGCCGACCGTCCGGCAAAGGTTCAAGCGTTCGGCATTACGAATCGAAATCAGGCATGGCGCGAAGGCATGTATATGGCCGCGGCGAACCGCTATCGCCGGCAGTCGATCACGTTCTCGACCGATATGGAAGGTTTTATCCCGTCATTCGGCGACCTGATTGCTATCGCTCACGACCGCCCCTTGTGGGGAACATCCGGCGAGGTGACGGCATACAACGCCGGAACGAAAACGCTGACCCTGTCCGAACCGGTCGAATTCGTTTCCGGCACTTACTACGTCGGCCTTCGGAAGCGCGACGGGTCATTCTCCGGGCCGTGGGAAGTGACTGCCGGGGCGACCGCGTTCGAGGTTGTTCACGTTGACGCCGCGCTCGACTTCACCCCCGACGTCGGATCGGATCGCGAAAAGACCTATTTCAGTTTCGGCAAGGCGGACACGCATCGCAAACTTGCCCGGGTCATGTCGGTGAAACCCCGCAACGTGAACACGGTCGAGATCGTCGCCATCAACGAGGACGCCGCCGTTCACACCGCCGACACCGGGTCGACCCCTGCCGATTCTGGATCGTGGAACTTGCCGGCGCGCATCACCCGCCCGGTCGTGACCGGCGTTAATGTTACGCTCGGCGGGACGGCCTCGAATCCGCAATTGTTGATCAACTGGCAACCTGCACCGGACGCCGAACATTACTACGTCGAAACGTCTTATGACTCCCGCCAGACTTGGACGCGCGCGGGCAATGTGGCGACGACGAACATTTCCGTCCCGGCGTTTCGCGGGACTGTATACGTTCGCGTCGCCGGCGTCGGAATCGCGGTCGGCGATTGGTCGGAATGGGTCGGCGATCCATTCCTCGCCCCGCCGCCTGATCCGTCGACTTTCCTCGTTTCCGTCCAGCCTGACGGAACTCGTCAGTTCACGATGTCTTTGCCCGGGTCGGTTCCAGACTTCGCCGGGTATCGCATCCGCTATCGCCTCGGGACGGGTTGGACGGATTACTGGTCAGACCTCGACGCATTCCATGATGGATTGATCACGCAAACCCCGTTCGAGTCGAATCAGCTCGCCGCCGGCGAGTACACGTTCGCGGTCAAGGCGTTCGACTACTACGGGAACGAATCCGTCAACGCCCTATTCATTAGCGCCGACCTCGGCGATCCTCGCCTTGCGGGCGTGATTTATAACGTATTGCCACACTCTCAAGCATGGCCCGGGACAAAGACGAACTGTTTCGTCGAGCCGGAAAACAACATCCTGTCGGCGTCCGACTCGCTGACATGGGCAACGACGACGACATGGGACGACTATGACCGATGGGTCAAGAATCCCGCCGCTTCGATGACGTATGAGCACACGATGATTGACCTGTCGGCATCGGTGCCGTTCACGCCGTTGATCTCGGCGATTGCCGACGGTACGCAAACGATTGAAGTCAATTCGTCGGTCGACAATGTGACGTGGTCAGGATGGGCCGCACCGACGGGGCAGATCACCGCGCGCTATTTGAAAGTTCGCATCGCCGTCGCTGGGGCGTTCCCGATCTTGTATCTGCTCGACATCAAGCTCAACGGCGGCGCAGTCAGCGAGGAAATCAACGACCTCAACACGGCATCGTTGACCGGCGGTTATCGCATCGGCACCGGCGACATTCGCCTGCCGTTGGTCAAGTCTTATTCGGTGATTACGCAAGTTCAAGTTTCGCTGCAAAACGTCGGCGCGGGTTGGTCATGGGAAATCATCGACAAAAACCCGGCAAGCGGGCCGCGAATCAAGATTTACAACGCGAGCAATGCGCTCGCCGACGCAACTATCGACGCATTCGTCAGGGGGTACTAAAAAATGGCATGGCCTACAACTGCAATCGTCACGACTTCAATGGATGCCGGGACGGACTCACCCGCAACCGCGCGAGCCGAAATCAAACAGATGGCGGACAACGTCAACGACATCATGAATTCGCGCAGCGCGGCCAGCGGGATCGCTTCGCTTAATTCGACGGGTCGGGTTCCGACCAACGAACTCGGGTCAGGTACGGCAACCGCCGGATATGTACTGACCGCGCAAAGCGGCGCTGATCCGGCTTGGGTATCGACCGCAAGTTTTGACACCGGAACGCGAGTCGCGTTCCAGCAAACAACCGCGCCAACCGGCTGGACGAAAGACACGACCGCCGCGTTGAACGACTCGATCATGCGGATCGTCACCGGTACGGCATCGAGCGGCGGTTCGACGGGTTGGTCGGCGGCATCGGTCGGGGCGACGACTCTGACCGAATCGCAGATACCATCGCATACTCATACACAAATCCGACTGACAACTGGGTCGGGGGGTATTTCGGCGGGGGCGACCACAACCAACGCGACACCGTCAAATTTGAACGCAACCTCGGCCACAGGCGGCGGCGGTTCGCATACGCACTCATGGCCGTCAATCAAATATAACGACTTCATCATCGCGAGCAAAAACTAATGGCTAAAGACGCGAAAATACTCTGTCCGATGATGGGCGGCGAATGTATCGAGGACGGGGCGGTTCGCGATGGTGAACTGGTCGCCTGTCGGTTTTGGATATACGTTCACGGCAAACACCCGCAAACCGGCGAGGACATCCGCAACGGCGATTGCGCGATCGCATGGCAACCGGTCTTGCTGATCGAAAACAGCAAGGTAAACCGGGAAACCGGCGCGGCAGTCGAGTCTTTCCGAAACGAAATGGTCAAGGCGAACGAAGTCGGTCACAAGGTTTTGATCGCCGCCGCTGGTATCAATCAACAACGACTTATCGAAGGATAAACCATGTCAAAAATCACAATTATTCCGATCGACGGCGTCACCGGCGTCGATGGCGTATTTCATCAAATCGACCTGACCGACATCGGCGCGGACATTCACGCGATCCAGTTCGACGACGTTTCCGGGTCTGGTCATATCGAATTCAACGACGGCAAGAAAAACCAATCAATCGGAAAGGCCGCATTCAAGCCATTTGAAAAGTACGTCAACCGCTGGAAAGCGGCGAACACCCCGCCCGAGCGGACACTTGAACAGGCGAAACTCGACGCCCGCCAGCAGATCAACGGCAAGCGGGACACGCTTGAGGCGTCCGGCTTTCCGTATCTCGACAAGACGTTCGATTCTGACCCGCGATCCGTTCAACGTATCTCGACCGCCGTTCAAGCCGCACAAGCCGCTATCGGTGCCGGTCAACCTTTCTCGATCACTTGGACGGCGCAAGACAACACGACCGTCGACCTCGATGCCGTCGGGATGATGGGAATGCCGGTCGCGCTGGCGCAATACGCCGCCGGGTTGCACGAACACGCGAAAGGCAAAAAAGCATTGATCGACGCGGCGACGACGATCACCGAGGTTGATGCGATTCAATGGTGACGCGCTACTTTTGGAACATGTTGATCGCGCTTGATCAACTCGCGAACACGGTCGTCGGCGGTGATCCTGACGAGACGATCAGTTCGCGAGCCGGGAAGTCGAACGGCAAACTCGCCCGGGTGTTGTGCCGGGTGTTGCACCTGTTCGACCCGGAGCATTGCAAAAAGAGCATCGAACCCGACGAGGGAAAGGACGCAATCAAATGAACGACGAGGATGACTATTTCAAACTCGATGATTTCGGGCATGACGCCCTGTTTTTCGTGATCGGTCTGCTGTCGACGATCTTTCTGGTGATTCTGGCATTTTTTGACGATTTGCTCTGAAAAACGACGCACAGAATCGACGTATAACGCATTATTTTCAACCGGTTAAGGGGTAAGCATGGGCGCATTAATTTCATTTTTGGGCGGTTCGGTGTTCCGCATGATTTGGGGCGAAGTCTCGTCAGCTTGGACGAAGCATCAGGATCACAAGCAGGAAATCGAGGCGACCCGGTTACAGGCCGAACTCGAGGCGGCGCGACATACTCGCGAACTGGAACGACTGCGCGTCGTTTCCGATCTCGGGATCAAAGAGATCGAGGTTCGGAGCGATGCCGAGATCGAGGCGAAAGACGCCGACGCATTTATCGCCGCGATGTCAACGGTCAACCGCAAGACCGGGATTGATTGGGTCGACGCTTGGAACGGTTCGATTCGTCCGGCGGCGGCGACGACCGCGTTGTTGCTCTGGTGGTTTTGCCTGTATCAAAACGGGTTTCAACTCACCGAATGGGACAAGGAACTCGTCGGCGTGATCCTCGGTTTCTACTTCGCGCATCGCGTGTTTGCCAGCCGCGCCAAATGAACGAACTCGACGCCCTGATTGAGATCGTCAAACGGTTCGAGGGTTGCCGGTTGCGGGCATACTTTTGCCCCGCTGGCATCGTCACGATCGGGTGGGGATCGACCGGCCCGGGCATTGTTCCGGGTCTGGTCTGGACTCAACAGCAAGCCGACGACCGACTCCGGGCGGATTGCCGGGCGTTTCTGCGCGGCACTCGGAAGGTATGCCCCGGCGTTGAGTTTGGTTCGATCGTCGCCGCTGCGGATTTCGCCTATAACCTCGGCCTCGGTCGGTTGAAGTCGTCGACGTTCCGCCGAAAGCTGATCGTCGGCGACATCGAGGCGGCGGAAGTCCAGCTTATGCGATGGACGAAAGCCGGGGGCAAAGTGTTGCCGGGATTGGTCAGGCGACGCCGCGCCGAGGTCGCGCTTTTGGGTCAATAAAGTTTTGCAATTCGGAAAGCGAACGCGGTTTTATGCGGGTTTCCGAAGGGTAAAAATCAGGAAATTGCAAAACAAAAACGCCCCGCGAGGGGCGTCATTACTGGATCGCATTAGCTGATTTCGAGTCCGGCGCATTCGACCACTCTGCCACCTCTCCGGGCTTGTCTCGCAAGGGTTTGCGAGATCGGTCAGTTTTGCAATTCGGCGAAGGTTTTGCAATTCGCCGAAAAGCGAGGTCGGATTATAAAGCAAGGCGAATGTTTTTTACCGAAATCCATTCCACAAATTTCAACACCTCGGCGACGTCGGTTCCCTTGAGTAATTCATGTCGCCGCCGGTGTCTCGGATGTGCGTTTTCTAAATCAAATTCAACCATCGCTTTCGTTTTTGTTTTATCGAAAGCGATCACACGCCCCCTTCGGTTTTTCTTTTCGTTTATCACCATCGACCCGACTGTCAACGAACCGAGCGATTCATATTCAGCACCGTCCCAATCGACGACCGATTTAATGATCCGATATTTGGACAAAGAGTCGCCATCGGACAATTCTTTAATCCGGTTTATCGCGGTCAGTCGGTCAACGTCGCCCGATTCCAAATCGACATATTCAGAACCGATCAGTTTTTGAATCGTTCGCATGTTCACACCCTCTTTTGAAAGCTGGCGACCGCCCGGCTCACCGCCTGACGATGCACCCCGACCGCCTTCGCGGCGTCGGTCTGACTCTTACCCTCGACGAAAACCATCCGCAACGCTTCGCGGATGGTCGCCTGATAACGCGAGCCGACAAGGCGGTCGGCGAATTCTGCCGGGGTCATGCCGTCACCTCGTCCGCCAGTTCAAACGAAACGCCCGGGATGTTCAAAAAGCCGAACGGTTCGCCGTACTTCCCGCCGTGGATGACTTTCCAGCTTGACGCCATGCGGAACTCGGAAGCGCGACCGATCTCGCGCTCGCCGGCGGTATCTTTACCGACCGGGACGCCGCCGAAATACGTTCCGAGGTTCGCCCCGGTGATCACCGACGGGATCACCGCGATTGCGGTGTATGAGTAGCGACGCGGATCGTCACGCGGGATTTTCGCCTCGTCGAAATAGGATTCATAACCGACGTCGACGATCACGACCGGGTAAACGCCCGGCGTCAAAGCGTGGTCGCGATACCATGCCGCGAACTCGTAATGTTCGGTTTCTTTCACGCCTTCGCCGATGGTCAGATGGCCGATGACGTCGCCCTTGTTGAATTTGGTTTTCATTTTATGCCCCTTCCAGTTTTGATTTGAATTCCTCGACCCATTCCTCGACGGTCAAGTCGGTGATCCGGCTCACATACACGCCCGACATGGCGGTCGCGACGAAGCTGTCGCCGATGTCATAAAAGTAAAAGTACCCGCCGCCCTTCGCCAGCTCGACATCGAACCCGGCGGCTTTTAGGGCGGCGTTCACTTTTTTGGTCGTGACGGTCATTTTCAGATTCTCCGAAAGAGCCAATATCAAGAAATCTTGACGAAGTAGCTTTCACCAATTTTTAGGTCTGCTATTTTTTCTAAAATGCGCGATGTGAAACGCTTGCCACGGATTGCCTCTGCTTTGTTTACTGCGTTAATGAAGTTTTCAAAGAAGAAGCCTTCGCCGTGGGTTGTTCCGACTGCAATCCCGTCATAGAGTCTGGTGACGATTAGATTGTTGCTCATGATGTCGATCTCCGTTTGCGTTGTTGACGGTTCCCATTGTCGGGGTTTGTAAACACCTTGTCAACACTTTGACAACACTTTATTGCGAAAAATTTTTATCGCGTCGGCTCGACCTTTTGCCCGCGGCGTTTCCGCGAATAGTGTTCGGTCATGCTGACCGTCGAATGACCGGCCAACGCTTGCGCGTCGCGGATGTTACCGGTCGCGTCCTCTTTATCGCTGACCGCCTTCGCCCGCAGATCGCGGAACTGTATATCGTCCGTTATCCCGGCGGCGACCCGGGCGCGCTTCCAAAGTATCGACAACCATTGCACCGAAATCGGTTTCCCGTGATCGCCGACGATCAACGCCGTGTTGACGACCGTTCCCGACTTCGCCGCCCGGCACTCGGCGACGAGTTCCGCCAGCCGACCGACGACGGCGATTCGCACCGGCGTCCCGGTCTTGCCTTGCCGGACTTGGATATACCCGTCGCGGATGTCGGTTTCGCGCATTTTCAGCACGTCCGCCGGGCGTTGCCCGGTGAGATAAGCGAGTTCGATCGCTAGTTGCAACGTCCGCGGCCCATGCGATGCGACCCGATCGACCTGTTCGTCGGTCAGGTACACGTCGCGCCCCGTCTCGGCGTTACGCTTGACGCCCTCGCAAGGGTTCGCCCGGTCGGTCATGCCCCATTCGCGCGCGTGATTCCACAACGACGACAAAACGGCGATGTTCCGATTCGCTTGAACGCCCTTCCGCCATTCGCGGAACTGCGCGACGTGGATCGGCTGGATGTCGGCGAGCGTCGCGCCGTCGAAAAACTGGCGCAGGAATTTGAGCGCGGACTGATAGTCGATTTGCGTCCGGGTCGACTTGGTCGGGATGATCACCGACTCATATTTCCGGGCGGCGTCCTCGAACGAAAACACCGACCGCATTTTCGCGTTGCCGCCTTCGAGGTCGGCCCATTGCCGGACGGCGTCAATGTAATCGGTGCCGAGCGGTTTATATCTCGGTTTCGACGCCGCGCCTTGGTCATAATAATAGTACGCGCGACCCTTCGCCCGGATCGCGACGAGGCGGGTCGGCAGATTCTTATTTGTTGAGCGGGGTCGGGCCATTATCTCAAGACGGGCGGCGTCCAAGTTTGAACAAGGTCATTTTGCGCCGGTTGCGTCCGCCCTTCAATAGCCGATCGAGCGACGACCGGATTGCCCGAGGCATTGACCCAAAACGGGACGCCCATGCGGCGAAGCTGATCGCATTGCGCGCCCTTTTGTTTGCGTCCGGTCAATGCCTCGATCTCGGACTTAACGAGAAAAGCGAAAGCGTTGTTCATGGCCGCCCCCACCGATCCCGGCAAGGGGCGCAACACCCGCCGACAAGACGTTCGGAATGCTCGCCGCACAAGTCGCACTCGCCCGGCTCGCCCTTCGGAATCTTGCCGGCGGCGAGGTGTGCGAGGGCGATCGCGATACTCGAATCGAGTTCGACGCGGTCGTTTGCTTGGTCGATTTCGTCACTCATTTCAAAACCTCAATAGTCGGGCTGACTTCGGGCGATATCAAGTCGATTTCAAACAAAAATTCATCGGGGATGTATACGTCGAAGGCGACGCGCCGAGTATTTTGATTTTTCGCTGGCGGTTGTGTTTGGGCGATAAGTCCGTTTTTCAATTGAAACGCCGCGCCAGACTCCCAAAAATCAATATAAAAACGAATTTTCACGGTTGAATCCTCTCGATCAATGCCAGATAACCAGCGCCGTCGACAAGGTTGTCGCGCTTGTGTTGATGCTGTTCGCGGGCGACCTTGAGCAAGACCATCGCGAGCGCGACTTTCTCCGGGGAAACCTTGACGCCGAACAATACCGTCCAATAGTCCGCAATGACTCGCAGATTGCGGCCCGGGTTGCCGTATGTACGCTCCCGGTCGCCGTAGATAATGCCTTCCGCCTCGGCGAGAATTGATTTCGTTTCGGTCATTTGAGTAGCGCCTTTGCCGAAAATATAGCGATCCCGATCCACCATCCAACGAGCGACGCTGACGAGATAAACAGAATTAAATATAAAAAGACGCCGACAACCGCGTCGAGCCATGTTTCGTTTTTCATGCTTGCCCCTTCATCGCATCAAGTAAAATTTGCTGAACTTCGGCCTTTGTTTCGTGCCGCTTCAAAACCAGTTCGTCGACCGTACCCCGGGCGACGATGTCGTGAATAAAGACCGGACGATCGAACCCGGCTTGCATTTGCCGCACCGGGCCGATCCGTTCGATTAGTTGCTGGCGTTGCTCTAAATCCCACCAATGCCCTAGAAACGCGATCTGATTGCATACGTTTTGCAATCCGTCGATGCCGTGGCCGACGCTCGCGGCGTGAACTAGCCCGATCTGATACTTGCCGGCCTTGAACGCCTTCCCGTCGTCCTCGGCGATGATCCCGGCTTTCGGGAACGCCTTGCGGATGCGGGCAAGGTCAGATTTGAAGTGATACGCCACCAGCACCGGCGCGCCGGACGCCTCGTCGATCACGCTTTCAAGCGCGTCGAGCTTTTCGTCGTGAACGTGTTCCCATGCCTCGCCGTCGGTGTAGATCGCGCCGTTCGCAATCTGCAAACACTTGATCGTCAGGCTCGCGGCGTTCAACGCCTCGACCTCACTTCCGGCGATCTCGGCGAACATGGTTTTTTCGAGGTCGCGATATATCTGCCGGGCGTGATCCGGCAAGTCGACCTTGATGACGTTGTGAATCGGGTCTTTCAGATCGAAATAATCCCGGGGATCAAGCGTCAGGCATACATCGGCGAGCAAATCCTGTATCTCGCCTTGAGAATGCGGCATCGGGATCACGCCGAACCCGCTCGGGTGTTGCTTGAACCATCGGTCGGTATACGCCGAGAAAGTCCGCCCGAGGCGAACGCCGGCGTCGATGAACCATTGCTGACCCCACAAGTCGACGAGGCCGAGCGGCGCCGGGGTGCCGGTCAGGTTGACGAACCGCGTCGCGTACTTATGCGCGACTTTCGACAACGCCTTCGCGCGCTTGCCGCCTTGCCGGGTGCGGAACGATTTCAGCTTGGTCGACTCGTCGGCGATGATGGTGCGGAACGGCCAACGGTCGCCGAATTGCTCGACCAGTTTCGGCAACTGTTCATAATTGATCGTTACGATGTCCGCATCGGGTAAGGCGAACGACTTCGCGCCGCATAGGGTCGCGACCTTTAGGTGCGCGAGGTGATCCCATTTCCGCGCCTCGTCAGGCCATGTCGACCGGGCGACGCGCAAGGGTGCGATCACCAGCGCCGGGAACACGTCCTCGACGATCGACAACTGATCGAGGGCGGTCAGGGTTGAGACGGTTTTTCCGCCGCCCATGAAGCACCACAGCGCGCACCGCGGGGATCGCTGGATATGCTCGATTGCTTTGATCTGGTACGGGCGCGGGGTGAACTGGCTCACAGTTTGCACTCCGTCAGGTATTGAACGCGATGCGAGCCGGCATATTCCATTTCGACCGAGCATTCTTGAGGCCCGGCGAACGACGCAAGCGTCAGGAATATCCCGGTCGCGAGGCCGATCGCAAACATCAGCAACGCCGCAAAAACGCCGAACTGACTATCTGACATCGCGCACCCCGTCCAACAACCGGTCGACCTCGATGATCGAGTTACAAACGAACACGTCGACCCCGAGGTCTTTCATGCGTTTATGCTCGCGAATCTGCATCGGCGAGAGTCGACCGTTCGGTGACTTGAGTTCGACGAAAAAGATCACCGGCCCGGGCAGGATGACGAGTCGGTCGGGAACGCCGCGGCGATTCTGCGACGTGAACTTGTACGCGATGCCGCCGAAGTCCTCGCGGACGCGGTGAACAAGATGCGCCTCGATCTTATATTCAAGCGACATCGTTCACCCCCTGACCGCGCTCGACGCCGTCTTTGTACCCGTCGCGCAAGCCTTGAACGTATGCAATCCGGCAAACGTGAAGCAACGCCGCATCGAACGACCCTTTCCCGCCAGCCTTATCCTGTAACACCTCGGCGAACTCGCGCCGCAATTGATCCAACGTCAAAACCATCATTTCCCCCTGTTATCCGAACCGCCGCCCCTCGGCGATCCAATTGCTACGGATTGCCCGATCCGCATCGCGGCGAATCGAGTCCCGAATCTGTTGCGCGAGCGGCGCGTCTTGCCGCCAGCGGCGTCCGAATACCCGACGCAATAATTTCCCGATCATTTTTTTGCCCCTTCCGTTTCGGTTGAGATTTCAAAAAGCGGCGAAGCGATACGCCTTGCATGAGTCGATAAGGGTTCATGCGACCCCCACGTCCGCGAGGATCGAATGCGCCTCGCCGATGTACCATTCGAGATTGACGTCAGCGGGAACCGCTGGCGGAAGTTGCATCAACGGGCGCGCCCCTTCCGAGCGGGCGACCGTGTAGCCGTTGACCTTGTATTGAATGACGCCGGTTTCGCCCTCGGCGTAATACCAGCGGACGGCGCGACCGAGATATTCGTCGCCCTTGACCGCCCCGCCCTTGACCTGTCGGATCGTGACGAGCTTCCGCACGTCATCGCATCCGCGGATCGTTTCCTCGACCGGGACGCCTTTGACTAACGCCTTGACGACGGCCTCGACGCAAATCTGATTGACCGGGTTTTTCGCAAGCCCGGGCGGTGCATACGCGCCTTTTAACTTGATCCCGCCGTCGGTTTTCAGGGCGATATAATTGTTCACGTCGCGCGAATACAGGGCGGAATAATTGGTCGCCTCGGTGTCGAACCCGGTCACGATTTCCCATGCGGCGATCAAGCGGTCGAGCTTTTCGACGTCGCGCTTGTGGGCCTTGATGACAATGCCGTCGGTGTTTGCCGAAACGACCGCGATGCCTTCGTCCTCGAGCATTTCGATCAGCATCAAAAGCGATAACTGCCCGGTGATCGTGGTCTGAATCAAAAGATGCGGCGCATACAGGATCGAGTAACGCGACCCGAACTTACCGAATGAACCGTTGATCGTGATCTTGAGGGTATCGGCGACGACCTTGTTGCCGGAATGCTTCGCGGCGAGCCGTTGTTCGACGATGGTGCGATAAACGTCGAGGAAACGCGGCCCGAGGTTTTCCGGGTAAAGACCCGTCCGCAGGATGATCGCCGGATAATAGGACGCAACGTCGCGGTCGATCAGGACATGGTCGTCATCGCATACATGGGCGACGCCCGACTCGGTCGAATGCAATCCGCCGATGCCCATGCGATACACGCTCGACCCGATGCGGATGTCGAGATCGGACAACTCTTTCGGGAGTCCGATCTTGCCGCCGTCTTGAACGATGAACTCGGTCGCCTCGACGGTTGCCAGCACGTCGCGCAATTGGGCGGTCGTGAACGAAATATAGTTCGGCGTCTTGAACCGGATCACCTTGCCGACCTCGACGGTCGCTTTCTTGATCCGTCCGCCGATCCGGGCCTTGATCACCGCCTCGGCGATCTGCGCGTCGGACTTACTGCGAACATCCTCGCCGATGTCTTTCGACATTGCCCCGCGAAGGTCGATTTGCGGCTCAAGGGCGCGATATAGTTCGGTTGTGACAGTCAGGTCATTCGCGCAGTATTCGCGAAGCTGGACGCGATCCGCGGGGCTAATTGACGCACTCGGTTCGATCGGTAAGTCTTGCATCCGCTCGGAATGAATCCGCCCGCCGTAAATCTTGAGGCTGGCGACGCCCGGGGCGACTTCGATCAGGTCAATGTGATCCAGTTCATACACCGCCGCATATTTGTCGGCGAATTGCCACGGTTTCAGATTCCGGTTGATGATGTCATCCGCCGCGGCCTTGAGTTCGGCATTCGTCGCCCCGGCGAGCGCATAGGACATCAACGGCATGTCGAACGATGCGGAATTGAACCCGATCAGGGTCACGTCGCGGATTCTCGCCTTGAGGCCGTCAACGTCGAGCGGATGGCCGGGGTAAATCTCGAACAGGTCGATCCGGCCTTTGATCAGGTCGCGGAAGGCGATCAGGAAATAATCCTGATATACCTCGATGTCGAATACGATTTTTTGCCGCATGTTTTCCTCTTTCATTTTTTAAAGCCGACTCGTTGAATCAGCTTTAAAAAACCCCCGATTAGAGTCATCGGGGTAAAACCCGCGCTGGAGGGGGCGCGGGACGGAGAGACTTAATTCAATTCGGCGTAAACGCTGGATTGCCACACCGACAACGGCGCGCCGTGGGCGTGACGCGGGTTAGCAATCCCGACCCGGACGATCACGCCTTCGCGTTCAAGCTGGCGCGTCACAGCGCCCCAAACACGCGGGTCGCCTTCCGTCTCGAAACCCTTCGCCATGGCATAGGCGCGGATTTCGGCGGTAATGAACGAATGCGGGCCGTTGATGCCGACGAACTCCCGGGCGATTGCCTTCGCCTCGTCGATCCACTTCGCGCCGGCACCCTGCGCGACTTGCTCGATCGCGACATCGGCGGCAATGCGCGCCCCTTCGGGGTCATGCTGAAAAATGCTCGTCTGGAACATGGCGACCCCCTTAAACGAAATCGACTTCGTCAGCGTCAACGGCGTCGAACTCGTCGACGTCAGCGGGCGCGCCGCCAGCGAATGCGTCGCCGTCCTTGACGAACTGGACACCGCGCAACGATGCGTTGACGCGCTTGCCGAATCCGTTGTCTTGCGCCCAAATCTCGACGCTGGCGTTGACATAGCAACCGGCATACGGGCGACCGTCGTGCGAGGTCAGCGGGGATTTGTCGCGGTCGATCACGGTCGGGCGGACTTCCGAGCGGGCGGAAACGTAGAGCATCCCGGGGAAACCGGCGTAATTCGCCTTGAGGTCGCCGTCGTGAATCGCGACCTTGTCAGTCGCGCGCAACTGCTTGACGACGGCGTCGGCTTTCGCGCCCCACTTTTCCTTTGCGACGACGTCGATCGCGGAATTGATCGCCTCGACTTGCGGGTCTTTCGGGTCGATCAGGAAAGTCGCGTCGAATGTGGCCTTGCCTTCGCCGTTGAATGCCTTCGCCTCGAACAGATTCGGGAAAGCGAGGCGAACTTGGTTAAGTTTGATTTTCATGGTTTGATGCCTTTCTTAAATTTGGGAAAAATCGTCGGCGACGGGTTTGATTTCGAGCGCGGGGCGCTTGTCGCCAACGGGCGCGACGCTCGGATTTCCTGCGGATTGAGTAATGAGTTCGGTCAGGCGTGACCACTTGTCCGGGTCGGCCTTGAGCAACTTTTCGGCGGTCGTCGGACTGATCAGGGACGTTT